GGTAGGGGAAATCCCTATCTCGAATTCTAACAAATGCTTGTTAGAAGAACGGTCAAGTCCGTTACTGGTTAATTGGGGTACTACTGATGAGTAATTGTCTTAGTTCTTTCCTTTTAATCAAACGTTGATCGTCTGCAAAAAGTATTGGAACACCGAGTCTGTCCGGTTGATGGTTTAATCCATCTTCTTTACAATTCGTTGTTTCCGCGGAATTCTTCGGTAAAGAGCCATGGTCTTAATTGACCTAAATTCTTTATATGGAGATGCCTGCGGGAGTGTTAATCCCACTTGCTTCCAAAGCTGGCTCCCTCCCTCTCACGAGGACAAGGAAGACAATGCTACGGTGAATAAAATAAACCGTAGTGGATTTGTGAAACCCCACGGGTGATCCCCGGTCAATAATTTAAAACTATTGATAGGTAATCTGAAACTGCAGAAAAAGCAGCGGTGGATTTAAATTAAGAGTTAATCGCTTAATTTGATCTCCAACCGGTCTTCTATAATGAATGAAAAATTCAAACTTTATTCGAAGATTATTCAGATTTAATCTTATTCCTTATAGTTATGATAAAATCATAACTAAAGGAAAAAGAACCTTTAGGGTAACAATTAATCCAATTGTTGCCATGATCAGAAGAAACTCTGGTCGGTCATTAGTAGCAATAATCATTCGATTATTACCTACTTTTGATGGGAAACCTTCCAAAAGCATCGTAAATATGATTATTTCAATTTTACGAAGCTTTTCCGCTATCGCGAACCGACAAGGGATTAAAGGTCTTGTTTTATACTTAAAACAAGTATCTGTTTTAACTCAGCAAATTATTTGTGGATATAAAATTCCAACAACTAATCCAAGAGTTAAAAGAGACAAGACCGGTATTCCTTGCATCTTCCCTTTAGCAGTAAGAAACCAAATTAGATTGCGAAGAGCATCTTTTATAAGATTCTCTTTAACTATGGCCTCTATTTATAGAGACCTAAGTTTTAAAGCAAAACCTAATTTGGAAAGTATTACTGCTCCTTATTCAGGGGAAGCTCTAATTATAAAAGAAATTATTTCTTTTATTCCTACATTTGTTAAATTATTTGTAGGTCCAGTAAGGAAGTTTTCGTTAGAGGGAATGTTTGTATGATTCCCAATATTGAAATCCTCTCCACAGTGTTTTGGCTCTCTTTCGAGTACCAACCCGATAGTTATGATCAGATCTGCTGGGGCTTTAACACCCTCACAGATTGAAAATCTTAGAACTTTATGAGCTTTATCAGCTCCTTGAACTAAGACAGATCATACTAAAAACAAAGGGATGTACAATATAATTACTCATTTGTATTTATATAGTTTTCCCGATGTTCTATCAGGTTGCCTTGAAATGGCAAAAGCACTGACTTCGCTTTATAAAAGCGGGAGTTTTACTGGGAAATTAGGCTTCAAAAATGAAGCTGCCGGTAAGGTAAGAGTATATGCTATGGTAGATCCATGAACACAATTAGTAATGTTTCCCATCCACAGATGTCTATTCAAAATTTTGAAAGGACATTCTGATATAGATGGAACATTTGACCAATTGAGTTCTATACAAAGACTTAAAGGTTTTAAATCTTTATACTCTATGGATTTATCCTCAGCTACAGATAGATTACCTATCAGTATCCAGACACCGTTAATTCAAAAAGTATTTAACTTTACGAATCAACAGGCAATGGCCTGACAGGATCTATTAATAGACCGACCATATGAAGTAGCCAACAAAGATCTTCCGGGAGTTAACTCCGTTAGATATAGTGTTGGTCAACCTATGGGGGCCTTAAGTAGCTGAGCAATGCTAGCATTGACTCATCACCTTATTGTTCAGTTCGCAGCCGCTCAATGCGGGTACAAAGGCTTATTTAAAGCCTATTGTGTACTTGGGGACGATATTGTAATATATAACAGCAAAGTTGCTGCTATGTATCATAATATCCTAACTAGATTAGGAGTTAAATGTAATCTTAGTAAATCTATTCTTAGTCCAAAAGGACTAGGTCTAGAATTTGCTAAGAGAACATTTATCATGATTAATGGAACATTAACAAATGTTTCACCCTCACCTCTTAAAGAGTTAGCCGCCGCACTGAAAAGTTTGCCCGCTATGATAGATTATGCAATAAAGTATAAACTATCTATAGCCCAGACTGTTTCTGTTGCCGGTTTCGGGTTCAGAGTTCTTGGAAGCTTACACAAACCTCTTAGATTCTTAAATGTAAAAGTAAGATATCTATTGGTAAGTTTAAGCTTACATCAGAAAACAATGAATTGAGTTGAATCATTTCAACATCTTAGAAATTTTAGAAACTCGGAAGTATTCTTCCTAGAGTTTTCTAAATATCTATCTGAGTACATTCGACTTACAATTGTTAAGATTTTATCTTCAATTGATAAGGCTAATGCTATCCCAGTAGATTTAATTCCTAAGGATGTATCTCCTGATGGTTATGGGGCACATGCCCTACCACCATTAAGAGATTATGATGATGCTCAAAGAATTGTTTCTGAAGCTTTCTCTAGTAAAATGATTGAACGATATAGATTAAATTCTAATATCGTTTTAAACAAATTACTAGATATCCAAGAAGTAGTTGATCAAGGATTGTATGGTCCAAAGGACCTTCCATTCCTGATGTCAACTATCTCTGAAGTTATGTCTCTTGAGTCTGATAACTCAAGAGTAACCGTTAGATCACTTTTTGAAAGAAGTGATTCAGATTCCCAATCTCAAAGACCTGGTGTTGCTAAAATATTTAGACAACATCAAATCTTTGGATCCGTAATAGCAGCCGTTAGAGCTAATCCAGCAATTAATGCTGTAATTAGCCAAACTGAAAGCGGTTCAGTATCTTCAAGTCATAGCAGTTTTATACCTGCATATGCCTTGGCAGTAATTATACCTTGATTATTATTTATAATCAAGACTATAATTACTGGTGATATTCATGATCCTCATGATCAACAACTAAGTTGATGATCATCTTTCCGACTTCTTATTGTATTTTGATTAATACAATGACTATTAGGAACGAACTAGGGTCTGAATCCAGATACTGAGATGGTTTCCCGGACATAAAATGTCCAAAGGTACTACATCTGAGTAGTCTGATTCTTACAAAATCCTTACCTCTTCTTGAGGTAGGGGGCCAGTAAAGAATTA